CTATTCGGCTTCTTCAACCAACCCATGGTTTTCCAAGACATTTAGAATGGCTAAGATTGTGGCGCGCGCTTCGCTGTCTATAACCGTCCCTCCTGAGGGCGGCGTTATCGCTGCCTCCCGCGCGCCCACGATCCGGACATCTGCAACATAAAGACCATCGGGCCGCAATGCGCCTTTGCTCCACCCTTCGCCGTCGTGCAGATAATCGAGCCCCTCATCCTCGACCCGCACCCGCATCCCGGCTTGCGGCGCGACGAACCGCCAGCCTCCCTCCGACCAGCAGGCCAATGTTCCGGATTGCCCTGCCCAGCCCCCTGAAGGCGTATCGCCGACGATCCAGCATTCCCCTGGCAGGGGAGACGCTGGCGGGTCGGACAGCGTGGCAGACAGGGCATTAGCCTGCACCAGCATGTCGGCCAGCATCAACGCCTCATTATGATAAACCTCCTTCTGTGCCTGCCCGGAATGGAGATAGGGAAAGCCGTAACGCGGCGTTGCATCGGACATGATTCACTCCTCTTGCAAATTTGTCTGGTCGCAATGGCTGCTCGCGGGCCGGAGCGGACATAATTCCAACCGTTCGGTTCGAGTAGGCTTCGAGCGAAGTCGAGAAGCCGTATCGAGAACTCGGTGAGGCCAGGATTTCTCGACTTCGGTTCTCGACTGCGCTCGAACCTTCGCTCGAAACGAACGGTCGGAGGAATGACAACAACCCACCAATCCCGCCATCAAACCTCAATCGCCCCAACCAGCGGCCTGCTGATCCCCCGCGCCCCGATCTGGACAATCTCCAGCGTGAGCGCCGAACCACCGGCAGCCTCATCCGCCGCCGCCATCGCCGCGCTGTAGGCATATTCCGGAACCGGCATCTCCACCGATCGCAGCACGGTCGCGCCCGCCATCACGCGAAGACGATAGCGCTCAGCTTCCTCACCCAGCGGCGCGTCGACATAATCGCCCCACCGCCATCCGGAGCGGCTCCGCCTGGTCCATCGAATCGTCCGGTCGCCCACTCCATCGACCTCGATGGTCAAATGCACCGGCGAAGGCGGTTTGAGCGCTTCACCCGAAACCGTAAGCGCCGCCTCGGCCGGCTCCACATCTCCCACCCCCAGCGCCAGCATCGTGAGCAGTGAACCCGCCCGCACATAGGCATCGGGCACCGCGACCAGCGCATCGGTCTCGATCAAAAGGAAAGACTCGTCGCCGACATGGCCCGCAATCGCCCATTCGGTCCCCCGCCGCCCGCGGAGCAATCGGCTCAGCCTGTACAGCCTCGGCCCCGTCTGCACCGCCCTGCCGAACTGCAGCAATTCGCTGCCAACAAGGCAGAGATTGCCGCCCCGCAACAGCGCATCGTCGCTCGCGCCGGCCAGCAGCATGTCATCGGCCAGCAGTTCCACGTCCAGCGTGACCGCATCGTCGAACAGCAGCCCGGACCCTCCACCCAAAATAGTGACGCAATGTCCCATCGTCGCGGGCGCGCCCGTCTGCCCTACCCCGACAACCTCGTCACCCTCTTCCACAAAAAGCGACGCCCGCCGCCACCCAGCCGACACGCCCGCCGCCGCAACCACAACGGCCGGAACCGTGGCGGGCACATCGCCCAGCCCCGGCAGGTCGGCCAAAACCAGGCTCGTCGGCCCGTGCGGCAGGTCCGCCTCGCGCACCAGCGCGCCCGCAGAGGCTTCGGGGCTGATCGCCGGAGCCGCCGCCACCTGCCGCAAGAATAACCGGACCGCCATCGCCTCCCACTGAAGCTGCTCGATGCTCCAAAGCCCCGGCATGCCCGCTACCGACACGACGCTGCCCGGAACCCGCTCCAACTGGCTCCATCCGCATAGCAGTTCGATCGTGCCGCGCCCCTTCCACAGGGCAGCGATCTTTGCGGCGGCAAGCTGCTTTGCCTGCGCGGCCGGAAGCAGGGCGGGCAGATCGATCTGGCTCTGCATGCGCCCCGCGCCCGGCCGCGATCCCCGCTGCAGCCCAGCCTGATAGTCGCGTTCGGCATCATAGTAGCGAACCGACAGCGACCGGGGGATCAGCACCGCCGCCTGCTTTGCGGTCGACACCGGCGTCACCGCCCGGCCATTGACGCGCCCTGCCAGCGCGCTCTCGCCAATTGCACCTTCCGCCTCCACCGAGCCATCCAGCACCAGCCCATCCAGACCAGGCCGCAACCGCAGATCAAAGACGCGCACTAATGGCTCAATGGCGTCCGAAATACCCGATCCGGAGGCCGCATAGCCCGCCACATTTTCCTCTCCCGTCCCCTGAAGCAACCCCGCCGACAGTTCCGCGGCGACATCCGCGATCAGCACCGGTTCCTCGTCCGCCACCACCTCGAAGGTCAGTGACGGAATGCGATTGCCGAAATCTGCAAGCTGCAGATCCTCGAACAGCGCATACGCCGTGCCGCGATAGGCGGGGGTCAGCCCCATCCCCTCCGCCGAAGCGACAAGCTGATCAACGTCCTGATCCTCATCGCCAGAAAACAGACGAAATGCGCCGACTTCGCTCTTGAAGTCACCCGCCGCACCGCGCAGCAGATTGCCGTCGGCCCAAATCCTCTCCACGCGCACGACGCGCCGACTGGAAATGGCTACCGCGAAACTCGCGGAATAGCTGTATGTCGTGGTGCTTGGCCTGCCCTTTCCGCCGCCGCTTGTCTTCTTCGTTTCCTTCAGATCCGTCGCCCAGATCACCGTCCCGGCAACCCGCATCCTGCCAAAGATTTTGGGCACCTGACTGCCATAGGTGGACGTCTGCACGTCCAGCCTTTCAAGCCTTGGCCCTTCGCGGCCCTTTGGCCTGAACAGCAGATTCTGGTCCACCGCCTGCCCCAGCACCGCGCCGATCGCGCCGCCGATCGGCCCGCCAAGCGCCGTGCCCACCGCCGTCAACACAAGAGTCGCCATGATTACCCCGCTCGCCAGATACCGATCACCGGCCAGGGGCTCTCCCCCGGCATCGCCACCACCCGCCGCAATCCCGCATGCGCATGGACAAAACCCGCGCCGGTAAAGACCATCACATGAAATTGCCGCACGCCCGCCTGCACCAGCACGACATCGCCCGGCCGCATCTGCTCCACTAGCCGCAATCCCGCCGCCGCCATCCATGCGCCAAATTGCGCAACCTTTCCGCCGCGCAAGGAATAGCGGTCAGGCGCCGCGCCCCGATGCCCCGCGCGCCCGGCCGCCAGCGCCACCAGCCCGACACAATCCACCCCCGCCTCCGTCCGCCCATGAAGACGAAAGGGCACGCCCACCAACCCTGACGCCTCCCGCGCCAGAGCGTCCCCCATCCCGGTCATGAAACTATGCTCCCGGATAACGGGTCAGCAGATCATTCCCCGGCAAATGGGGTTCTCCCCGAAAGTTCAAGGCGTTGCCGAACCGAGCCGAACAGGTCTCCAGCCGCTTGTCGCACCCCTGCGTCAGCTCCGCCAAAGTCCCCGCCGCGACCGCCAAAGCCGGCGCATCGGCCAGCGTCACACTCTCCGCATCCGACGCCAGCACCATCTGCGCCAGCCCCGCATTCGCTCCGGTCAGCCAGCGCAGCCGCCCAAAGGCGTAAGCCCCATCCTCCAGCCCGCCACCCTCAACAGTGACATCATCCCCCTCAACCCCGCTCACCCGGACAACCACCCGCCGCGCCGCCATATCGACCCGGCAATCCCGGTCCCCCAGCTCCGCCCGGCAGTCCGGCGAGGTTTCCGGCGCAACCGGCCCATCAAGCAGCGCCACCGGGCCGCGCAGCTCCGCGCTGAACGCCTCGCCCTGCCGCTCAACCGCCCCCAGTTCCCCCCGCGCCAGCTCCAGCCACATCTCCTCCGGCGCGCTCCAATCGGTCAGGTACAGCGTCAACCCCGCCCCATCCCAGCGCCCCGCCTCCAGATCCGCCGCCGCAATCACATCAGCCGTCAGCGCGCCCTTCACATCCATGCTGTCCACATCCAGCCCCGCGCCAACGCTCACCGCGGATGGCAGCATCCCCGGCGCGGCGCGATAGACCATGCCCTCCACCACCAGATCGCGGTCATGCGACGTCAGCCCCAAACTCACCCCATCCCGCCGGTCCAGCCGCCAGCAAAAGGCCAGGCAGACCAGTTCCTGTTCCAATGCTTCCATAAATCATCTCCGTCACCCCAGCGAAAGCTGGGGTCTCGTGAGGTCCAGTCGTGCCATGTAGATAGAGATTCCGGCTTCCGCCGGAATGACGGAATTATTCCCGCACTTCGACGAGCGGCACCGACACCGCTTCCCCAGCCGCAAAGGTCGCCCGGCTCACCTCCAGCCTGTCCTCGGCAAAGCGCACCGGCACGTCGAAGCGGCACCCCGCGGTCAGCACCGCCCCCTCCGCCGGGGCCTCGTCAAAGGCGATCACCCCCTTGCCCAGATGCACCCATCCGCTGGCAGCCACACCGTCCACAGCCACGGAAATGCTCCCCGCCACCGGCCGGGTGATGACCCGCTGCTGCGCCTCCTCGCCCGACCCATAATATTTGCAGAGCTGGAACTGGCTCGTCACGCCGTCGCCAATCCCCAGCCGCTGGTCCAGCATCGAGGGCGCATCCCCGAACCCGCACGACCGGTCATCCAGCGGATCGGTAAAGCGGAACCCCTTCGCCGCCCCCCGCCTTGCCCGGAAAAAAGCGATCAGCGCCGCCAGGTCCGCCTCCGACCGCACCCCCGGCCCGGCATCATAGCGCATCCGCGCGTCGGCCCAGTCGCTGCTCCTTTGCTCATGCCCCGCCTGGCTTTCCACCACCTGCGTCGAAAAACCCGGTGCCACGCTCGCCTCACGCCCCAGCGCCAGCGGAAAGAGCACATCGTCAAAGGCGTCCACATCATCCTCCTCGCCAATCCGGAAATAGGTAAAGCCGTCGCGGCACATCTGCGGCAGCGCCCAGATGAATGTCGCCGCCACGCCGCGCCCCCGCGCCGCGTCCGCCGCCGCAGCGATCCGCGTCCATTGCGCGCTATCCCCAGCATTCAGCACAAAGCCCGAGAAATAATGCTGCTCTTCAACAGGATAGCCCAGCCGCGCCGTCATCGCCGCCACGCCCTTGGCCGTCAGGGCAGAACGCCCCTCCGTCACCCAGTCATAATCCTCCAGCTGCAGCACGTCGAAAGCGGGCGCAGCCCATCCTACCGGCACATTCGCCCGCTTCGCCTCCGGGGCGTCGGGATCAAGCACGGTCGGCAGATAGACCAGCAGATGTGTCACCGCCCCCGGCACTTCATCCACGACCGCCGCCGCCAGCGCCGCCGTCGATGCAGCAAGCAACGCCCCCGCCGCGTCCAGCAAATCCGTCTGCGCTCCGCTCAGCTCCGCACGAATGTCCGGGATCGATACGGGCGACCCGCCAAAGGCCGCGCGCGCCGCATCGTCATAGAGGCAGATGCGCCCATCCCCCATGATCCACCACCATGGCTCGCCTACCTGAAACTTGACCGTCAGCCCGGCGTCCCGCGCAATCGCCGCAAAAGCCCGCCCAACCGCCTGCAAATAACCCATCGCCCCCGCATGCGCCGGCGATAGCAGCGTCGAAGGCGGCTCCCATCCAGTCAGCGCCGGATCGCCATTCTCCGCCCGCTGCTTCCAGTCATTCCAGCAATGCGCGTCGAACAGCTCGTATGACAGCGAAAAGATCACCCCGAACTCCAGCGCCTTCGCCCGCTCCGCAAAGTCCCGATGCCATGCCGCGCACGCCACATTCAGCGTCCCGCCTGCCAGGCTGATATAAGTCCCGCCATACAGCGCCTCGAGCCGGAAATAATGGCTCATTCCGACATAATGGTTGATGTCCCCGCGATACCCCAGCGCCAAAATGTTCCGCAGCAGCCGCTCGGGCGTCTGGTTATAGGCGTCGTCATAGCCTGTCGCCATCGACAGCCCATGCTCGGGCAGCATGACATCGCCCCGCTCCAGCACCGAGCCCGACCCGTCGCAAACCATCTCCGTAAGCTCGACCCAGCCCTCGGCAGGCGCAGCCAGAAACGCGTCGCTCCCGTCAAAATCCGGCGGCACCAGCGACAGGAACATGCGATCGACATCCCCCGCCCACACCGGATCGGCCTCACCGGGCAGCAAGAACCCGCCATCCAGATCACCGAAATCAAGCGAGATAACCGCGTCCTCCGCCGCACCCTCGGCATAATTCCACAGCCGCACATACCAGCTCCGCGCCACGCCCGAGGCATCCCGCCCCTCGATGGTCAGCGTTGGCCCATGCACCGCATCCAGCGCCTTCACCCCCGAAGAGCGCCAGCGGAAACGCAAGCGGCACCGCCGAAAATCCCGCTTGGTTTCATAAGTGAGCAGAGGATGATCCCACCGGTCCTCGCTCTCCCAGATCAGCCCCGCCAGATCGTCCTTGCGGTAGAAAACAGCATCGACGCGAAGAGCGTCCGGCCCTATCGTCGTCACCCCCGCCATCATCGGCCGGGGGAAATTGACGGTCCACAAATGCGGCGCAAACCGCTTCACAAACCCGCTCTCCCGCCCCTTGCGGTCAGATGCCAGCCAGTAGGTCATTTCCGTTCCTCAGCAAAAATCCTCCCCAAGCCCGCTTGGGGAGGGGGACCGCCTGAATGGCGGTGGAGGGGTAAGGCGCGCAGCGCCAAAACAATCACGCGAATGCGCAAAGACGCGGAGATGATATGCACTCTGCGCCCTCTGCGCCTCCGCGCGAAATCAAATGGCGCGACGTTTTATTCGCGCAGAGGCGCAGAGAACGCAGAGAAACTTCAGGGGCCTCCGGCCCTATAAAAAATCCCCGCGCCTCCGCGTGACCCTCAACTCTCCAAAGCCCGCCGCACTGCCCGCGCCACCTGCCGCGAGCTCCGCGCCAAGGCCTCCGGCGCGCCCGCCTGCGCTGCATTCACATTCACCGTCACCCGCACGTCCCGCGCCAATGACGCCCCGCCAACCGCGACCTGGCCGCTCGACGTCGGCACGAACAATTCCGGCCCCCGCTCACCGACCAGATAGGCCCGCCCCGGCGACACCGGCCCGCCGGTCGCCCGCCCGGGCGCACCCAAAGCCGCTGACAGGATCGTTCCGGCGCTGCCCAGCAATCCACCACCGCCGCCCCCGCCAAACAGACTGCCCAGTCCACCTTGAATGGCCGACTGCGCCACGTCCGCCAGCACGCTCAGCGCAACCCGCCGCAAATCCTCAAAGCCAAGCTTGCCCGTCCGCACCGCGCGCATCAGCGAATTCTCGATCAGGCTCCCCGCCTGCTGCGCCCCATCGGTCAGCGGTCCGGCCAGCAAGCCCCCCATCGCGCTGACATCGCTCGCAAAGCCCTGCACGTCGGCCCGGACGCTCACGACCAGCCGTTCGATTTCCTCATCCATCGGGAAACATCTCCATAAGGTTCGCCAGATCGCCCGGCGCAGGCGGCCTTTCGCCGTCCCGCGCCCGCTCCATCTCCGCAAAAATCACCTGCAACTCAGCGGGCGTCGCCGCCCAAAACTCATGCGGCCGCCACCCCAGCAGCAAGGCGGAAATAGCGGAAAGGCGGGAAGCGGATTGGGTAAAGGTCATACAAAACTCCCCCTCTCCGGTTGGGAGAGGATACGAAGGCTTGGCAGCGTGCTGCCGAGCCGAAGTTGGAGAGGGGCTCCGGCCTGCCGATAGCGCACCGCCCCTCTCCCGCTGCGACTAGGCTCGCCTGCGGCTCACCAAGTCTCGCTCCCTCTCCCAAAGGAGCGGGATTTAATCACCGCCCCATCAAAATCTGCTTCAACACCACCCGCAACAGCGGCGTCGCCTCCGCCAGCCCCATCGCCAGCACCGCCTCGCCCACGGCCTCCCGCGTAACCCAATCCGGCCGCGCATCGACGACATGCCAGAACAATGCCGCTATCTCCGACAACCGCATCGCCCCCGCCGCCGCCCGTTCCACCAGCGCAAAGAGCGGCCCCAGTTCCTCCTCCGCCGCGACCAAAGCCGCAAAGCTCGGACGCAGCACCAAAACCTCCCCGCCCACCCGCAACAAAGCCTCGCCCCGCGCCGAATTTGCGTGCGTCATCCAACCCCCCTCCAAATCCAGTTCTTGATGTTCCGTCGTCCCTGCGAAAGCAGGGACCCCGCTTCCTAGACCCATTCTCAAGAGAAAAGCTGGATCCCCGCCTGCGCGGGGATGACGGCATATAGGAAACGAAACTTGAGCAAAAATCCTCCCAAAAGACGACCCTGCCCGCTATTCGCTGATTACCAGGCCCGAACTCTCCAGGCTCATCGTGTAGCTGCGCTCGCCATTATAATCCCCGGCATAGTCCAGCCGCGTGACCAGGAACCGGCCGCGCATCCGCTCGCCGCTTTCAAAGCTCAATTCATAATCATCAATAATGCCGGCCAGCGCATTGTTGCGCACCCGCACTTCCGCCGCGGACCCGGTGAATATGCCCGCGCCAGAGACGCTCACCGACCGGACGCCAGCCCCGGACAACAGCTCGCGCCAGCCGGCGCTATCCTTGGTCGTGACGTTGACGGCCTCTCCATTGACGCTGAGCTGTGTCGTCCGCAAACCGGCCACCGTCGCATAAGCGACCGGCGCGCCGCCGTCGCCCACTTTCAGAAGGAAAGCACTTCCCTTTTCCGCACCCATGACGCATTCTCCTTTAGCAAAAAGCAATATGTTGAGAGGTTCGTTGAAATGCTTCTGTCAGCACTCAGCTTTATCGCCATCGCGGCGGCGCAGCCCGCCGACCTGATGGTCAAGGCGCGCGACGGCTACACCGGCTGCCTGCGCAAGTTCGTGTCCGAAAGCCTGGACAAGAAAATGGACCCCGCCGACTTCAACAAAGCGCTGCAACCCGCCTGCGAAAAACAGGAAACCGCCTTCCGCAACGCCATCATCGTGGCCGACAAGGCCGACAACATGTCGGATGCCGAGGCGCAGGAGGACGCCCAGTTCCAGGTCGAGGATTTTCTGGATAAATTCCAGAACAGCTATCGCGACTATCTGGAAACGAACACCAAGCCGGGGTGACAGCTTTGGGGTAGTGAGCGGACAGCCCGAGCAACACACGTCATCCCAGCGAAAGCTGGGATCGCCCTCAGTAGCGGAAAACCAAGGTTTGGGAGACCCCAGCCTTCGCTGGGGTGACGCCGGAGGAACGGCCTGACCTGAAATTTCAACCAGCTTCCTCCAGCACCCTGACCCGATACTCCACCAGCCCTGCCCACGGCCCATCCGCATCGCGCACCACTCGCGAGCGCAAAAATCGCGCGCTCACCACCCGCCAGCCGTCCAGCGCCACCGCCATCCCTTCGATCGCGGCCTCGACTTCTCGCATCAACCCATGCAGCCGCGACGCCCGCGCGCCATCGTCCCACACCGTCACCGCCAGCCGGATTTCGCGCCCGCGCCCGCTCTTGTGGCTCCAGTCGATGCACGGACTTTCCGCCATCGCCACATAAGGAAAGCACACGCCCGCAGGCGGACCGTCGAACACCCCGCTGACCGCCCCCGCGAGCGGCGCATGCGCCTTCATCGCCGCCACCGCCGCCTTCTGCACCGCCATCACCGCCGCGCTCATCGTCCCTCTCCCTTCGCCAGCAGGCCGATCGCCCGCAGCCGCACGTCGCGCAGCATCCGCCGCCGCAATCCGCGCCCGGCGAGCGTAAAGCCCTCACTGCCAGTCTCGACCGTCACCCCCGGCGGCACGTCCTCCGCCACCCGCTCAGCCAGCTCCGCGATCCTCTTCGCCCGCTGCGCCTCTGCGCGCTTCTGCCCCCGCGCCATCAGCCGCTCAAACATGGCTCCTCCTCACAGCGAAGCGTCACCACATCCCCCACACGCGGATCGTCCCCGACAAAGCGGACCCGCAGCACCCGGCCCCGCCAGACCAGCCTTCTGTCCAGGTCCAGCCCGTCCCGCCGCCGCACCGTCACGGCCCA